TACTGACCGGCGGTCGTGCAATAACCTATATTGAGCGCGACGGCAGCGGCAATGTGCGCAACTTGCACCCAGTTGATCCGAATGGCGTGCTGGTCGAGCGCAAGGTTACGTCGCAGGGCTTTCCTGCCAAAACATATCGCTACAATCAACGGATTTTCAAAGCGCGCGACATTATTGATCTAACGTTTATGGTTAAAGCAAATCAGCTTGATCCAAGAGGACCAATTGCAACCAATAAAGATGCGATCGGCATGGCTATTGCCGCGTCGCAATACGGCGCAAAGGCGTTTCAAAGTGGCGGCATTCCACCAGCGGTTTTGCAAGGTCCATTTCAAAGCGGCGCAGCGGCCAGCCGAGCGTCAGAAGATGTTGCGGCGGCTACAGCGAAGCTGGCAAAAGAAGGCAGGCCGATTATGGCTTTGCCGCTTGGTCACGAATTAAAATCTGTCGGATTTTCGCCAGAGCAAATGCAGCTTATCGAATTACAAAGATTTAGCATTGAGCAGATCGCGCGGATTTACAGTTTGCCGCCCATATTCCTGCAAGACCTGACCCGCTCAACGTTCACAAATTCAGAACAGCAAGATTTGCATTTCGTTAAGCACACTTTGAAACGGTGGATTGAACAGGCCGAGCAAGAAATGAACCTCAAGCTATTTGGTCGCGGGTCAGATCAATATGTTGAATTTAACGTCGATGGATTGCTGCGCGGCGACTTCAAAACACGAATGGAAGCCCACGCCACGTCAATTCAAAACGGCATTAGAACGCCAAATGAAGTGCGCGATTTAGAAAATATGTCAGCGCGCGATGAAGGTGATGACCTGATGATCCAAGGCGCAACTGTTGCTATTAAAAATCAGCTTGTCGGTGACGCTGATGCCTAAACCAAATGCGGCAATGCGCGAGGAAGCGCGGCGGGGTTTGGATTGGCGCAAAGAGCATGGCAGAGGCGGCACGCAAGTCGGCGTTTCAAGAGCGCGAGACATTGTAAACAACCGGGATCTGTCGATTGAGACAGTCAAAAGAATGCGCAGCTATTTTGCGCGGCATGAAGTGGACAAAGAAGCTGAAGGCTGGCGACCGGGCGAGGATGGTTATCCAAGCGCAGGGCGAATTGCATGGGCGCTATGGGGCGGCAACGCAGGTCGCAGCTTTGCAAATAGAGTTTTAGATAGTTTGGAGACAAAGATGTCACAAGAAATCAGAACGCTCGATACTGGCGTTGAAATCCGAGCCGACGAGGATGGCATAAAGGTAAGCGGATATGCGGCGGTTTTTGACGAGGAAACCAATATCGGCGGTCAGTTTATGGAAAAGATTGCGCGCGGCGCATTCATTGACGCGGTTGATCGCGATGACGTTGTGTTTTTGATTAATCATGAAGGTCTGCCATTGGCGCGCACAAGATCAGGAACGTTGACGCTGCGCGAGGACGAGCGCGGTCTGTATATGGAAAGCAATCTGGATGAAAACGACCCAGATGTGCGCGCTCTGGTGCCTAAAATGAAACGCGGCGATCTGGATAAAATGTCGTTTGCATTTCGTCCAACTCGGCAAAGCTGGGATGACAGCGGCAACATACCAACGCGCACAATTGAGGAAGCCAGTTTGTATGACGTCAGCATTGTTACAACGCCTGCATATGAAGGCACAGAGATCGGCTTGCGGTCGCTAGAAGCGCACCGGGCAGATCAGCAAATTTCGCAAGCTGCAAGGCGGCTGCGGATGAAATCCAAACTTTAATTAACCCAACAGTTTAACCGCGCTTCGGCGCGCTGAAAAACGGCGGTTCCCGCTGTTTGCCCTATCCCCTGCGCCTTGGGCAAGCGCTTCGGAATGAACGTCGTGATGACGTCCAAATCCCTTAGATGGAGGCCCATTAGATGGCTAACTCTGCAATCGAATTGCGGGAATCAATGGCGCGTATTGCGACCAATGCCCGTGCAAAATTAGACGAAGTTCAAGACAACACTCCAGAAGATCGTGCCGCTGAGATTGAGCGTGAATTTGACGCCATGATGGCGGATCATGACGCTCTTGGTCAACGTGCCGAGCGGATGGAAAAAGCTGACGCGGCAATCGCCCGGTCAGAAGAAATTGACTACTCCAAGCGTCCACAGTTTGAAGATCGCAGCGCGCCTGCGGTTGATAACGGCGTTTCAATTTCTTACCGCTCTGCGTTCTGTGAAATGATTGCAAGCGGTGGTGTTGCAAACATGAGCCTTGAAGCGCGCTCAGTTCTGGAAACAGAAAACCGCGTTCAAACGGCTGGCACAAACAGCGCAGGCGGCTTTACTGTTCCTGTTGAATTGGCTGGCTACATTGAGAAAGCAATGCTGGCGTCAGGTCCGATGTATGATGACGCGCTGTTCACAACCGTAAATACAGCGGCTGGAAACACGTTTAACATTCCAACCATTGATGACACTGCAGTCACAACAACTGCTCATACTGAAGGCACACAGCCAACCGATGACGGTGGTAAAGATGCAACTTTTGCGCAGAAAACTCTCAGCGCATACGCATTTGACACTGAGTGGCTGCGCTGGTCTGCCGAGTTGAACACAGACAGCGTGTTAAACATGGAAAGCCTGCTGGGCGAATTGCTTGGTGAGCGCATGGGTCGGACTGCTAACACAGCCTTGACCACTGGTTCTGGTTCAAGCGCGGTTGAAGGCATTGTAACTGCATCGACACTTGGCAAAACTGCGGCGGCAACTGCGGCTATTACTAGCGATGAAATCCTTGATCTAATCCACTCGGTTGATCCAGCTTATCGGGCCAGCCCACGCACTGCGATCATGATGAACGACAGCACTTTGTCGGCTGTTCGCAAGCTCAAAGATGGAAACGGAAACTACCTTTGGGCCATGGGAAATTATCAGGCTGGGGTGCCTGCTAGCTTACTCGGCTACAATGTTGTCATAAACCAAGCGATGGACAGCTTGGCGACTGCCAAAAAGGTCATGATCTTTGGCGACATGTCAAAGTTTTATGTGCGTAAAGTTGGCGCGCCGTCGATCTATGTCGCGCGTGAGCGTTTTGCGCCTGACTTCGGCATCCTTGGTTATATTCGCTTTGATGGTTGCTTGGTTAACACTGCAGCAATCAAGCACATGATCACTGCTTAATTAAGATCGGGCGGGGCTATCATGGCCCTGCCCATTCCCTTTTTTGGAAGGTTTTTCAAAATGAAAATTAGAATGTTGACCAGCATGGCGGGTGCCGATTTTTCGCATAACTTTGGCGATGAAATCGAAGTGAACGACGCTGAAGGCAAGCGATACATAGAGGCTGGAATTGCCGAGCCTGTTGTTAACGCCACGAAAATTGAACGCGCGGTGAAAAAAGTTGTCAAAAGCAAGGCAACTAAAAAATGACACTGACCGCACAGCACGCGCTTGAACTGGTGACGCCTGCCGTTGCCAATCCTATTTTATTATCCGAAGCCAAGGCGCAACTGCGCGTTGAGCATAACGATGATGACGTAATTATTGCGCGGCTGATCAATGTTGCGACCTCTTACGTTGACGCTCAAGGCGCGCTAGGTGCTTGCATGATGACGCAGACGTGGGGTCAATGGCTGGGGCAAAATCCCGGCACTGTAACGCTATTGCTTGGCCCGGTGCAGTCTGTCTCTGCGGTCAAATATTACGACGTCAACAACGCGCTGCAAACCGACACGCTGTCAAATTATAATGTTCTCGGCACCCAAACGCGCAAAATCGTTGCGCCGAAAAATGGTTTTAACTGGCCGACCACATTTCAGCGGGATGACGCAATTCAAATTCAATACGTTTGTGGATATGGCGGCACGTCGCACAGTGTACCGCAGAACGTCCGACACGCGATGATGATGCTGGTGGCGCACTTGTATGAAAACCGCGAGGCCACGCAAGGCGACAAGTTGATTAGCGTGCCGTTTGGCTTTGACGAAATGCTGGGTCAATCGCGGGGCCACTGGTATGGCTAGGGCAGGATTGCTGCGCGACCGCGTCACATTTCAGCGGCTTGATGCTGGGTCAGACGCATATGGAAACGAATATAACAACTGGTCAGACTTGGCGACACGATCTGCAGAATTGACCGAAAAAACAGGCCAGCGGCAAGTTGAGGGCGGCGCACTGCAAGACGTGGCACGCGCTATTCTGCTATGTCGCTCTGACAGCGTCACAGCGGCCATAACAGC